AACTACTTAAAGGAGAAAGGGATATTCCTTGAAATGGTGAGTATCAACAGCATGACACTGAATTCACTTTACAAGAATTTAGCGGAGGATGCTGCAAAAGAGGGGGTTTTGGACTTTAGAATACCTGGAGTTCCAGAGCCAACTAGTTACGTTAACTTAAAACTAAGGAAGGCATAATATGGCAAAGCAACAAGCAGTGGTGGCAGAAACGCCAGTAGTGCAAGCGAATGTAAACACACTACCAGCAGATGTAATGTCTGAGAACTGGGGGGCGGTTGAGGCAATGGATACTACGGACCTATTGGTGCCGAAGATATTCCATCAGCAAGCAATGAGTAAGTTCGTAGCTGACGGACTCGCAAGTCCTGGGGACTTCTGCGACTCACTTACGGGAACAGTGCTTGCAAAGAAAGCAGACCTATTGGAGGTCATTGTGTTTGGCTGTTACAAATCCATGGTGGTTAGTAAGTTCGACGATAGCGCCAATAGGTGGGAGTTTGATAGGAGCGTTAACATTACACCAGAAAACGCTAAGGAATGGGCAGCGAAACCAATGCTCATGGAAGAGAACGGATGGAAGTGGAAGAACACGATGCAATATAATTTTTACTGCTTACTTCCTAAGCTTATCCACGAGTTACCGTTTGTGTTAAGCCTTGGGAGCACAAAAAGTCGTGCCGCTAAGAAATTAAACACGATGTTATATAAACTCCAGGCACTAAAGCGCCCAGGAGCAAGTGTTGTGTTTGAGCTCAAGTCAGTCCCTGAAAAGAATGATAAGGGTAGTTGGTTCGGTTTGGACATTACTCAGGGGAGAGCTGCAACAACTGATGAGCTAAGTGTTGCTCATGGATGGTACATGAAGAGTAAGACGCAGAAGTTCGTAGCAGCGGAAGAGCCTGCAAACGCAGCGGTTAGTGAGGAGGTTCCGTTTTAGTCATGAGCCACACGTTCAACAAACACGAGTTAAAAGAAGCGCAGCACCGACTCATTGAAGGTATCAAGAATTATATTGGTGATATCTGGGACATTAAGTCCGATGGGAAATACGAAGGTTGCACTTGGGATTGTACAAGTCCTCTACTGTTTGACATGGGCGTGTGGCGACTCTGCCAGCGCGCGGTGCATAAAGGTGCACTGCGTGCGTACGGTAGGGTAGAGATTGTAAACGCAAAAGAAGTAATAAGATTTACGCTGTTATTTGATAAAGGGTTAATTATATGACGATTGAAATTCCAATAGGTGTTATTCCTGCAAATGAAAAATCAGGACCGATTGTAAATATTGTTACTAAGCAAGGAGTGGTTGAGCAGAGACTTCCACTTTACGTAGCAATTAGCCGTGGTGTGAGCAAAGAGACAGGCGCGAGTATTGAGGTACATAGGCGCGTTGATATGCTCCCAATGTATCAGGACGAAAAGGTACTAAACGCAATTGCGACGATGAAGGAAGACATGACAATTCCTGAAATACTTGACCATGTAGTTGCTGTTGGGAATGTTGTGAGTATTGAACTGCGCGACAAGAACGGTCTTGGAACGATTGTGTATTTTGAGAGGTAACTGCAATGACACTTACAGACATTACACCAGAAGAGGAGCGAAAGATTGAGGCGTTAATCAAGGGTCACCCACAACCACCAGAGACTTATACGCACACATATTACTGCTTTAACTGTGGGTATAGGGGTGCGGTTGAGATACCACGGGGCATGAAAGTGAAACATTTTAGATGTCCACGGTGTGCCTGCACTGATGCAGATTTAACAGGAACCTAGATAATGTAATTGTGCATCTTAACCTGCATGAATGAAAAAGAAGCAGCAGCGATGATATTACAGGCTGTAATCTGTGACGCTGTTTGTGCACCAGACATGCAGACAAGGGAAGATGCTAGGGAGTGGCTACTGCTGTATGGTAGCCCCTCCATTGACGAAATTATTCAGCCTGAACCCATGAGCTGTATTGGAGCTTGCCGTATGCTTGGACTTGATTGGCACTGGCTACGAAAAACCATGAGACTTGCGGTTAAGATTGACACCATTCCAGCAGCGCTAGTAACCAAACGTCATTTAACACTTGTTCATAACAATGAACTAGCGTATAATAGAGTATATGAGCAAGAAACCCACAGAGCAGATCCCAAGCACACCGCAGATGAGGCAGATAATGACCGCGACAGAGCTCGCCAGGCTAAGAGGCGTAAGTTGCAGTTACATTTGCAGGTTGTGCAGACTTCCAGAAGATGACCCCAAACACATAAAGAGCCTAAAGATACATCGGCAGATGTATATTATAGTTGATAAAGAAATTTTGGCTCAGTACGGAAATAAGTATTGTTCAGAGTTATGAACTGTGCTTAAATAGGTTCTGCGCCGTTACTAACATTCAAAGGAACCGCATGAACCAAAAAAGTCGAATCCCTGCATTTCTACCTATTACGCTGCTGTTATTGGTTGCTTACGCAATGCTCGCAGTGGTGGCGCTCCTGCTCTGGAACGTACTTCCAGCGAAGGCTGATTTTATTTCTGCTAAGGCTACCTGGGAATCACAGATGATTACTTACGGTGAGCAGAATTGTACTAGATTACAATCTAACACTGTGAGCGACCCAAACCTCGTTGACACCTACTATGATGGTGAGCGGGTGTTCTACCAGATTGCAGATTACACAGGTAACACATCGTACTGGAACCAGTGCGCAGGGAGAGCAGAGTATCATTACAGGACGAGCTACCTATTACCCAACAACTACACAGTACCTGGATATTGGAACTTTGCGCGTGGGTTGTACCTGGATTACACAAGGACTGCTGATGCAGCATCATTGACTGCTATCAACGGACTCCTCGCCCATGCCTCTTACTGCACAGGTAGTGGCTACGAGCTAGGAGTCATTGGGGACCCAGGGTTTCAGAGAGAAGTTGCTTACTGTCTTATGTTACAGATTGAAGCGAGTAAGCTAGGCATTGCCACCCCAAACATGGCCCCGTATTTGGCTGCTGCTAAGCTGCATTTAACTAAGCAGTTCGTAACTGGAGAAGTCCCATACCACCAGCCCTTTATGGTGAGCTTAAACACGGAAGCCCTCATGCAGTATCATAAGGAGATTTCCGCAGACAGCGACATTGTAAACCTTATTAAAGCCGCAGCGGATACAATGTGGAACGTGGACTGGGACGCAGGAAGTAGTAGCTTTCTCTACCACGACACACCTGAAGTAAACAGCACACGGAGCGCAGCTCCCGACTTAAACCTCCTCATGGTTGCAACCTATGGATTCCTATATAACAAACTAGGTATTGTTGGGTACAGGACTAAGGGAGATGCCATCTTTGAAGGTGGTGTAACAGGTGCATACCTAGCAGGTGGTAAACAGTTCAACCAAAACTATAGGAGTAGTTTTAACTACATTACGTTACGCGCAGGTGCTACACCGACTCCGACACCTACACCAACGGCTACTCCCACGCCGACACCAACGCCTACAGCAACGCCTACGCCGACTGCTCCTGGAGCTACGCCGACACCTACGAGAACGCCAACTCCTACACCACAAGCAGGTGGGACACCATGCCCACGGCCAGGGGTACTAACAGTACGCTATGAGGATTGCAGGATTACTAGGCTTATTAGAATGAACGGACTATCGGAGTAACCATGGAACACCATAACGGAAAACACCACCTAAAAGGCTTGCCGTCACTGGTTGATTACAAGCTACCGCCACACGATGCCGACACGAGTCTAATCGGCCTAGCTCTAATCGACTTATTGAAAGAGACGCATGACTACAGCGTGAAGGAGACGCTCCGCAGGGTGTTTCTCGTTTTGGATGGTGTGACTTTTACTTGCGGGAAGATAGAGATGAAAACAGAGGCTTTGAAGAAATTGATTGAGGAGGCGATAAAGTGAGCGAAATAATAAACGAGGGCTGTTACAACAGGAAGATTGAGATAGCTACAGTAAGAAATTCTAAAGATAAGGTGTTTGTTTCAGTATTGGACCTAGTGATTGCAGCTATGGATGCAATGAGCAGCGAAGAGAAGAAGGAATTTTATCTTAAACTCCTGTCATGGAAAGAAGCCGCAGATGCTTTCGTGGAGTGCCTTGAAGGATGCGGTCACGACGAAAGTGATAATAACTTAGACAAACTCAGGAAGCTTTGCACGTTCGGGGCTAATGACGCAGTAAAAACACTCGTTAGTAATGCCTTAGAAGCAGCCGAGCGAAACATACAGAAGCTGGAAAATTGCATGGAGTATATAGAAGAACTTAGGAAGGCGTGGCCTACAGGGTTTGAGAAGTATTTTCCTAAGAACGCCTATTTCTTTCCGAAATGGACAGATAGAAGTGAAGAAGCTAGGAAGCTTTTAGAGGAGGCAACGAAATGAGTAGCGGAGCTGTTTTTATATCCCTGTTTATTACAATTCTTGTTTTTATTGTCGTTGGCTCTATAGAGAGCTACCTGGAAACTAAAGACAAAGAATATACGTCGATTAAACCTAGCGTCGATGACCTACTTACTGACTATTCAAACCTATCTTATAGACTGCGGAGTTTAGAAGAATGGGCTAAATCTCAACAGGAAAAGGAGGGCGCGAAATGACTACCCAACCAAAATTCGGCGAGTGGATAAAGTGTTCGGAGAGGTTACCGGAAGTGTCTGATTTGTACCTTGTTGTTAGATTTGAAAACGACCGAGGGGGAACGCTGGACTACTCGGCAGAGCACAAGGGCTGGAATCTAAATCTTTACGGCGAAAGGGAAAACGAATTGTTCCCTACGCATTGGATGCCCTTACCGGAGGCCCCAAATGAATAGCCTCCTAATCACCATAGTATTCTTAACTCAAAACCTAGACTTTGACCGAAGCCAGGTACCGGGGTTCGTAGAGGCTTATAAGGCCAAGTATGAAGCCCAAATAGGCCAGCCAATAGAGTATCGAGTGCGGTATCTCAATACCAAGGCTTGCAGCAAATGGGCGACAGACATCGGCACGAGCGCGAGGGCTAACAGGTGGTATTGCCTTGCAGGATTGGCTAGGAGGAGGTTCTCGAAGCGGCAGAGGGCGATTCACTTCCTTGTGCCTCCTGTGGTCGTCAACGGGGTGAAGTGGATGTCAGGTGTGTCCAGCATGAAGTGCAACTCTGCCGTGTCGTACTCAGTGATTGAGAATTTCAACAGCAAGGGCGAAGCGAGGTGGCTCAATTCTGCTGTGGCGATGGCCCATGAGATTGGGCACAGCCTGGGGGCTGAACATTTAAATACACCTACCGTCATGCACCCTGGGGCTTTGGCTTTGGTTAAGGACGAGCTGTTGGATTTTGACCCGGTTAGTGTGCAGGAGATGAGGAGATGCTTCTAAATGGCTTGGATCTATTTAGTGGAATCGGAGGAATCACTCTCGCCCTATCGCCCTGGGTGCGACCTGTCGCCTACTGTGAAATCGAGCGATACGCTCAAGCCGTCCTGCTTTCAAGAATGTCAGACGGTACCCTTCCAGTTGCACCAATTTGGGACAATGTGCGAACCCTTAGAGGCGATATGCTACCAAAAATCGACATTATTTATGGTGGATTCCCCTGCCAAGACATTAGCTGCGCGGGACGTGGAAGAGGCTTGGGAGGAGAGCGAAGCGTGTTATTTTTCGAGATCATGCGCCTTGTCGATGAAATTCAACCGAAATTCATCTTCTTGGAAAATGTCCCAGCAATCACTACTAGAGGACTTGGAGAGGTCGCCGCAGAAATTACCAAGCGCGGGTATGATAGTCGATGGACAACTTTATCCGCTGCGGAAGTTGGAGCGAATCATAGAAGAAAGAGATGGTGGTTACTTGCCAACTCCCGACGCAAGCAAGAGAGGACCGGCGAAGGTTTACAACCCTCAAGCAAAGAGCCAGTCAGGGAGGACGCTTCAGGCGTATGTAGCGATGTGGCCGACACCGAGCCTATGCGGGAATTACAACAGAAAGGGAGCGAGCAAAACGAGCGGAGATGGTCTTGCAACGAAAGTTGGTGGCGCACTGAACCCGACGTGGGTCGAGTGGTTAATGGGTTACCCTTTAGGGTGGACAGAATTAAGGGACTGGGTAATTCCGTTGTGCCGCAATGCGCGAGGGAAGCTTTTAAAGAGTTGAGCGGGTTACAGGAAATTAGAGAGGGGTGTTTTTGAAGTATGTGGGGTGGTGAGACACCCCACACGAAGAACTGAGAAACAATTCGACATTGCAAGTTGAGTATAGCACGGAATAAGGCATGAGTAAAGTACAACAAGGACGCGAGCGATGAGTGATCCATTCTTGGTTATGTTCACAATGCTCGGAGTTTCGTTCTTTGTGTGTTTTATAGCCGTGATGGTTGCTTTCACCGCCAGGGTAATGGTCGATATTTTCACGGGGGATTTTTGATATGTGTATTGTAAGCATAGATGATTGTGAGCCGTTTGAGTTCTTCACTGAAGTTACTCGGAAGGCTAGAAAAGCACATATCTGTTCTGCGTGTGGAGGCCCAATACGCAAGGGAAGTAAATATGTAGTTCACTCGTCAAAATTTGATGGCGAGCTGGAGAGTAGCAAGTGCTGTCATGAGTGTGATTGTTGTAGAGGAGAGTTTGCAACACACCATGAAGGAATAATGCCAACACCATCCAACTTAAAAGATATGTTGATTGAATGCGTTCATGATACGGATGACCCGAAGAAATGGAAGGATATGTTAGCCGAGATGGACCGGAGGAAGACACTATGACCGACACGAAGCAGAAGCCGGATGGGTGGGTTGCAGTAAACAAAGACGGCTGGATTTACTGGGACAATGTATCTCTAAGCTGTGAGGAGGAGGTATTTAGTAAAATAGTTGGCGAGATGCCGTATGGTCAAAACTTTGAGTCTCTCAGCGACTACGAAGCCGCAGTAGACGAGGCTAAACGCCAAGGCTGGAAGGCTAGGCCGTTTGTGTTTTTAGACGAGGGGGAGAAGTGAAAATAGAACTAGACGTTGACGAGGAGAGAGCAGTGGTACCACTTACATTACGCGAGAGGATAGCGCTTAAACTTCTGTTCATAGCATTTCTGGTTGCGTACCCCGCTAAGTATAGGCACCAGGTCACGAATTTCTTTGAGGGGATTTTGGGGGATAAATGAGAAAGTGGCTAGGTTTGAAATTTCTGTACGTCGGTAAGCTCGTTATGGGCGAAGACCTTTTCGAGGAGTGGTTATTCCTGCTTCACAACGTGTGGGTTCGTAGGGCAAGAAATGGAGGCTATGAAATGCGGTGGAAAGATTCATTGCCTAGTGACTACTGGGTGAATTCAACAAAAACCGGAGCGACTGATAATATTAAGAGGTTCTTATGACAAAGCGGATTGAGTTAGAAGGAGGTGCTCGTCAAGGTGGCAAAACTCACAGGATGCTTGAGTTTCTACAAGAGGTTTTGAAAATTAAAGCTGTAGCAACTCTGCCTTGTATCGATGTTGCACATGCTAGGAACTTAATAAAACGTCTTGAATCTTTTAAGTGTTTCAAATGGCAAGTTAATGCCAGGCGTCCTCTTGGAGCACATACATTCGGTAAGTACAGGAAGAGAAGTGTTTACATCTTAGTGAGCAGCTTATGACAATGCCGATTGAGTTTCTAGAGGGGGAGAAGTGAGCGTCCCACCAATAAAGATTCATATTACAGAAGATAAGCATGGAAAGGTAAAACCACCTATCAAGGCTTGGTTGTATGTAAACGACCACGGCCAAGATTTGCGATTTTATACACAGGACAAGAAGACAGAAATAATTAATACGACCGTTATCGTTTGGGAATTAGGGTGGAAAAATGACAAAGCCGATTGAGTTTCTAGAGGGGGAGAAATGACCACAATAACCCCCGAAATGCTAGAATGGATACGCGCAAACCTTCAAAAGCGTATTCCCCCAAACAAACTCAAGGACGGCGTGATTAAGCGACTCATCGCCATGGGATACCTCGTTAAAAATTAATTAATTTTATTCAAAAGAAAGGAGAATCTACTCAAGAAGTTCACACATCTGTACGATAGGTATTATAGTTGCGGCGCTCGGACAGGTCGCTTTTTAAAAAGGAAACGTATGAAAAAGGTTATAGGGATTACGGTTGTTGTGTTGATGGCTACTACTGGGTGTGCTGGTGCTATGCACGTAGCAAGTGACGGTGCGACACTTACTGGTAGCCCGGAAGGACTACAAGCAATGTTCGACGGGATGAACGGTATCATTGAAAACACCCGCATACCTGCCGGGCAGAAGTCGTCTCACTGGCAATTGAGGGAATCACAGGAGCTTCAAAAGACCGCACGGGAAAACTCCCCGGGATTCTTGTCAGGCTTGTTTGCAGGAGGAAAGTAACATGAAAGAAACATCTGAGTTTGTAAAATTCTTTCTTTACGGTACGAGCTTCCTCGGAGTTCTGTGGTTATTCTCTCAGATACGAGGGCTACAAGTACTACAATAGATAAAGGGGCTCATGCTGCTAGCGGCTTACAACACCACAGCATGAGCCCCAAACAACATAGGAAACTTCATGAATACTATAGCAAAGTTCTTGGTCGTAATCATACCTGTTTTTGTAATTATTTCACGAGCTCGTGCGAACACAAATGGAATCTCAGTTCCAGTTATTAAAGCTGTAATGTTTGTTGAAAGCTCCAACAATCCAAAAGCAAAATCTTCCGCTGGTGCATACGGACTCATGCAGGTGATGGGTACTCATGCAGGGAGTGCCCTCTGCCCAGAAGCGGACAACCCGGAAGACCTTTATGACCCACGCATAAACGTAATCTGTGGAACTAGGATTTTACGGTATGAGCTCAACAGATACGATGACAATTTAGAGCTAGCCCTCGCATCGTACAATGGAGGTCCAAAGTGTGTACGAGATGGTGTTATTATCTGTAAGCAGGCAAAGCATTACAGCGAGAAAGTCCTTAGTCTTATTGCAATGTCACTTAGTCCTAGTATTCTCCCAGTATTTGGCCCCAAAAAGAGAAGCTAGTACATAAAATGGTCTGGCTAGGAAACCGTACCACTTGTTTTTACCAACAATACGGATGAGTCTTTTGAGCTCTTCGTCAGCCTGTTCCCGTGTGTGAAACGTCTGATACACAGGACTATTGTACATGTAGTCATGCGACCTACAGGCACTAGTGAGCGGGTGAGTAGTCGGCAATGACAAAACCCCAACTCCGCAGCGTACTTCCAGGTCTGCGGAGGTGGGGTTTTCCAATGCTACAATTACACCATCTGGGTCGTACCAGAATGGGTTTGGTGGAGTTCTTTTAAGCTCCACAATAATACCCCGCCACACTGTGTAGCGGTATTCTATCATGCCGCTTTGTTAAGGTTCTTCATGACCCTATGAGCAATACCTGTAACAAGTAGAACCTGAATCACTAGGTTGATTATGTTCTGCCTGGATGGGTCCATGAGTACCTTGTCCAGTGCATCTTTAAGCATTGGGTAGGCAGTTAACCCAGGTATGTTCATGAGCAGGTATGCGATTACAGTTTTCCAGTTGCTAAGTAGTTTCCAAAGCGCCATATATGTCTCCTAATGTTACCTAAACTTTCCAGATCGTAACACCACATCTGTTAATGGGTATACATCCTTTCCGCTCTTGACGAGCACTAGCCTACTTGCAGTGTTACGTACCGCAATCTCCCCAACCTGGTAGGCATGTAGCTTAGAGTAGTACCGTGGCCCTTCAGGAGCTGGGAGTAGGCCCATCGTGGTGGGTCTGTCTATTACGTTACCAGCCATGTCTATGACTTCAATTGAGTCACCACCACGGGGGAGTATAAACATAAGCTTATTATCCTTGCCACCTGCTCCGTGGTCTTCTGCGAACGGCTTAAGGAGTGCATTACCCTGCCAGGTAAGGCTTCCTTGTCTGCCTGTTAACATGACTCTATGGCCCTTTAAGTAGTGGACATCTGGCCAGTAGGTACGCTTGTTTGGTGGTGGTGGACTCTCCTGGTCTGGCTTGAACTTACCATTACAGCGAGCGCCCCAGTAGCGTATGTGCCTTGCGTTACTATACCTGGCTAGAATCTTTGTGTGGTCAGCATCTGTAAAGTTACACTTTCCATCCCCACCAAAGCCATCATAGGAGACTGTATACTCAAGCCTTGGCACCCTTGGTAAGTCTCTTGGTCCTGGGATATGAATCTCAGTCAACATCCCTGGAACCTCCCCGCCCCGCCATATCGAGTTTACAAACAGGCAGGAAGGCGCTAACTCTTTCATGCGCCTATAAAGTGGTTCCATAACCTTACGTGGGTGGTTGTGTTCACAGAATATTGAAATCATCCAAATAGTGTTTGGGTATTTGTTCGCAAGACGCTCCATCCGTATTACGTTTTTACGGATTAACGATAGTAGTGGTTTAATTGGATACTTATGAGTGTTATCAAATGGTGTTATGTGGATAACACCCTCAAAGAACAAACCACTTTTTCCAAACGCCTCCACTGTATCCCAACCAGCGCCGTTCACCCCAAACGTCTCAGGCATAATACCGAAACAGTCACCAGGTTCTGAGGCTTGAACCGCTGCTTTTTGGTAATATGCCGCGCCTAGGAAGTCGCCACCAATTCTCATTCTTTAATCCCGTAATATGGGTGGAAATCACCAGTTACAAACATGTATGCCACACGGTCATCACGCCCAATGCCAAGCCTTTTTTTTGGGTCAACGTCAGATGCCCATTTACTTGCAAGGACTCTACGCCCTACCTCCTGCCAGTCATTGCGCTTTATGGCATCAATAGTTTCCTCAAACCGCAGGAACTTATTCCGGCCAAGAGTGTAGAGCATAGAGACAAGAGCGACCTGCCTTGCAGGTGTTAGACCGTCAAAAAACAGACTGCCAACGACGAGTCTCGCTTCTCTAATAGCAGTCCCTAGGTCTTCTTTGAAAAGCTCCTCAATCATACGGCTTGATAGCTTTAAGTCAGTTAAAGACTCCCCGATTAAATGTCCACGACCAATTGTCCAGTAACCTTTAGTGTCTTTGTAAGGAATCCCATCCTTCCCAGGCTGACCACTACCTTCGTCAAGCTCAAATACCCTAAGTGCCGCATCGTAGAATTCTACCGACATAATCTTAGCTTAGCCTCACATTCTTTAAGGGCGTTGCCATTACTTAATACAGCCTTTTCTAGATCAGTAACACGCTTTACAAGCTCCTGCTTCTCTTCCTGCTCTTTGGTTAGTGCTTCACTCAGAATGTAAATCTGTTTTATGTTTGTGTTTACAAGCTCAAGAACCGTGCTCAAAGCAGTGCGCTCATTTTCGGCTTGAGCCTTTCTAGCTTCGGATGCGCCTTTAATTACTTCAGAAAGCTGGGGGCTAAAAGCGAGGAAACTAGGTACAATAACGCCGCTGACCACGCAACATAAGCCAAGTATCCACTTAGGAGTACCAGGAGGCAGTCGGTAATTAGGTACTCTAGTTGTAGGTATCTCGCTTGACTGATCATCCATTCTACCCCCTGTTATCTCCCAAAACCCTTAGTTGGTGGATTTAAAAGGTCTGATGGTTTTGGGAATGTTGTTTTTGCGGTAACCTGCTCCTGTTTTTTTAGGGTGGGTTTTGGTGCGCTAACTACGGACGCCACCGCACCAGATCTTGTTACGCCTGCCGCTGTAAATTCATCTTTAAATATTTCCATTGCGGTTCTTGCTAGATTCTTTGATGTGGCTTTCTGCACCAAATCCCTTGCGATGCGAGGATTCAAAAGAGCCTCTTCCATTTTCAGTTGAAACGCGTCTTGTGGAATTGCTTTCAATACTGGGGTTATTACAGCACTAATAAATCTTCCACCCGGTATGTTTCTTATAAACCCATCTCCAACGGTCCTGAACATCGTAGCCATTGTTGATTTAAGCTGCATCGTGTCCGAGCCGTTAGGGGCTTTTGCATTATCGATAGAGAGTTGGGAGTTTTTTTCGTTGTAAAGATAATCAAGGGCTTTAATTTGCGATTCAGTAAAAAGCTGAGATCTAGTAAGCGCTGGTTTAATCCTTGCGTACTCATTAACAAGAGTTCCACCAAGCACTTTACCCTTAAATACCCCACCAGCGAGAGCCTCCTCCACTCCACCCATCTGTTCAGGTTTGAAAGCCTTATTCTTTAAATGCTCGATAACCCCACGTCTAAGCCCCGCAACAGCATCGGCATCGTTAGCTTTTAAATACTGAACGGTTGCCATTGTTCTCCGCACCATATCTTTCCCTGACAGCATGGTCGGTATAACTTTTTCTGGGTCTGCTTGCAGGAACTGCTTGAGCGCTCCTTTTTCCATCTCGGCTTGAGATCGGGTTAAATCCCCAAACTTTTCATTTAGAAATTGCTGAGCGCCGTGAACATTGGATAATTGTTCTTTCAGTGCTGGTAGCTCATCAAGTGATGCTGCATGTCTATCGAGCCACTTTCTAGCCTTCGCGGAATCTACCACACCATCTTTTACAACGTAATCCCTAAACGAGTCAGTTGCGTAACGATAGAGCGGCTCAAGAGCTTGTTCACTAGTGCCAACAACCTCTTTGTAATTTTGAACAGCTTCTCTTGTCCCACGAGTGCCAGGCTTAAAATACTTCTCCGGCACCGCCGATGGTGGAATTCTGTAATCTCCATATGGTTGCTTAGCTAATACTGACTTAGTTGGGATAGCGGACGATTCATAATCGGTGCCTAATTTCTTGCGGAGCGAAATCCCTTCCTTCCAGCTCTTAACCGCCTCTGGTGGTATCCTGCCAGAAGCTACTGCATCCTCTCCCGACTTGAGCAGTGCCGCTGCTATGTCTCCGGCAACTCTTGCAGTGGCCTTGTCGCTTCCATTTGCTATATCTAGCGCCTTACTTCTAAGGGCTTGGATATCTTTAAGCGAATACGTAACAGGCTTAACAATCGGATCGCCGTTTAAATCAAGGATACTGCTTGGTGTAGCTTCTGTGGTTTTATTTAACTGCTCCACAAGCGTTTGCAGTTCAGGACTTGCCTGTTTACCAACTTCCCTAAAATACGCTGGCATCTTGTCTGCCGCTACTGTTTGAACATCTGCAATATCAACTACTCCATCTCCAGCAGCTTCAAACTTACTGCTTATAACACCACGCCTTGCGTCTTTAGACTCCTGAGCTAAGTCTCTTATCGTTGTCCCAGCATCTACTGGGTCTATTTTAGGGGCAAGATCCAATAGGAGAGAGTCAACGCCACCTTTCGCACTATTGACCGCATCCTGTGCTGCTAATATTTTTGAGTCAAAACTACCCTGCGCCGCTGCTTGTGCGTCAGCTATGGTTGTCGGTGACTGCTCTATTGAATCAAGATACTTTAATTGCGCATCGTTCCTGGCGGTTCTTGCTTCAGCGGAACGTCCATATGCCTCATTACCTGTACGCTCGATAGTTCTTTGCGCTGCTTTTAATGCATCGTTCCCGGTTATCTCTCCAAGAGATCTCTTATCTAGAAATGTAGGTGGGACATCTGCACTGTTTGCGTAACCCGCATCTATCTTTTGTAACAAGTTTGGGTCAACTTTAAGTAAGTCATTCCCTACTTTAAGTTCAGTTCCTACTGGCGTAAAAGGATCGTATGCAACACCTTTAATGCCACGTCCAGCGGCCCCAACACCACGAGCGCCACCCTCAAACACTCCACCTTGAGTAGAGTTATATGCGAAGTCTTTTAAGTACTCATCAACTGGCTTATCGGTCCCTGTAAGGAAGTTTGTCGTGGCATCAAAACCAAGGAGTCCAGCACCAAGGCCAAGACCGCCACCAATCGCGCCACCTATTACAGTCCCTACCGGCCCAAGAAAACTACCCCCAGCGGCACCAAGACCACCAAGTGATAACGCTCCAGCAGTTCCCATTGCTAACGGCCCTACGGTTCTTGCGGTGCCTTCGATTCCAGCATCTTGGAATGACTGTATTGGATGACTAGCGAAGCTGTATGCATCACCTGCCATGTGCGCTACTGAGCCTGGGAGGTCCGTAATACCCTTTAGTGCGTTTTGGCCTAGTGACTGGCTATAGTCTGGTCCTAGCTGAGTTTCTTGATTCCGCGCAAACGGTGGAAGTGCTGGAGTGGGGACAGGTTGCGGCATTGCGCGCCCCATCGCACTACCAACGCTTTGCTGCTGAGCTTGTTGTAAATACTGCTCATATTCGGCATCAGCAAGATACTGCTCATACGGGTCCATCTATTGCCCTCTATTTCTTAGAGCCATAAATTGTTCACGAGATAGTGGCGTGCCATCTGGATTTAGCGGAACCCCACCCTGTCGTGGCGTAAGGCTCTGCTGTTGTGGCGCTCCGTAGTTCGCTAAGTCGGGTTGTTGACCGCCACCCTTATTAGTAAAACCACCAACATTAAAACCACCGCTTTGAAACCCTGCAAGCTTTACAGCTTTCGCTACACCATTATTCTCCATTGCTCGTTGGACCTTAAACATGATGTTTTCATTTGTGTCTAACGCTTCAGGCTTAAGCAATGGAAGTGCCCTATCATAATCCTGGTCGGAAAGCGCTCCTGAGTTATGAGCCTTGGCAAGAATAGCGGCAAGTAGCCCTAGCTCCCTATTCAATCCAGCTTCAGGAGAATTCGGATTCACCGCAGCTTCTAGGAACCGCACACCCCTATTGGTCGTCATGTATGGCATGTAGGTATTTACAATGTTTTCAGCCTTCGCGCTGAACTCATCTAGAGTATTAACCTGATCGACTTGTGGCGCTGTCATTGGGCGTATCTGACTACCAGTAGTCCTTTGCTCCATTAAAATTCCATTAAGCTCTCTATTCCTTGCCCTGAGCGGATCGTTCGCTATTCCGGTATAGGCATTAGTGCGAGCAAGGGCTGCAAGGGTGTTAACATCTTTCATCGTTGCCCCAGGAGGTAGTTGCGTCCCTAGTTGGGACTGGAACAGCTCTCTCTGCGCATCTGATAGCGGTGCAGCTTCAGCCTTCCCTGCTCGCCTTTCCCTTTGCGTCTTCTCAATTGCTATAGCAGTATTTAAATCCCCATTCTGTAACGCAATCTTTTGAGCTGTAATAAGTGCAGCATCAGGGTCAAAGCTGTTCATGTCTACGTTACCACCACCGTACTGCGATACAAGCGCGTCACGTAACTGGGATTCCTGCTGAAGCTGTCTCTGCTGCTCCCCTATTAGAGCCTCGTTCTTCCGAACATTCTGCTCTTGCATCTGGTTAGACAGCTCCTGAGCACGAGCGAGAGCTTGCTGCTTCTGAGCATCTTCGAACGTAATCCCAGGATTATTGAATATTTCTTCCGGTATTCCCTGGATTCCAGCGGCAAGAGGCTTATAACTTGGAGGCATCGTAACTCCTATTTAGTTGGCGCTGATGGGAAGAAACTCGATAGTCCTTTGGTGAGCAAGTCTAGCCACCCATTGTTGGATGAGTAGTTCCCAGATATTCCACTTGGCTGTGTGTTTATGTAGTTTGGAGCTGTTGGGACTGGTATAGGTGTTCCACCAGAACCACCACGTCCACCACCACCACCGCCGCCACCCTGAGCTATAACCTTCTTAAAGTAATCCTTTAGAAAGTTAGCCTGAGCGGTCCCAGCTCCAAGCATTGAGTCTGCTGAGTTATTAAGCCCATCAATCGCAGACTGGTACGGTGACTGTCTCGCCATGAGTTCTGCTACTGAGTAAGCCCTATCCCATTGGTTATTCCCTGCACGCTCCTGGCGAAGTGCTTCATTGTCCTGGAAAGACTTAAGCCTATCAGCGTTTTCAGAAGCCACACGGGTCATCCTGTCTGTGTCCTGAGCAGCGGCACGGAGCGGAACATTAAGCTCCTGAGTTATGCCGTAACCAGAGCCAGTAAGCCCACGAGCCGCAAGAGACTTAGCAACTTGTTTCTGCCCTTCCTGTACCTGAAACTTATATAGCGGCGAGCCCTCATAGTTCTGTGGCTCGAACATTCTTGTGGATGGAAACAGTGTGTTTATTTGGTCCTGTGATGGGGTTCCTGGGGTTGTTGGTCCACCGTCAGCTATTGGCTGGAAGTTAATCGGCCCAGTTGGATTCATCTCACCATCTGGAATCTGGTAGTCTGGGGTAGTGGTAGTTGGCGTGTCCGTAGTTGGGGTTGTCCCAGGAACCGCCCCAGCGCGCCTAATCTTAATCCTGTTACGCTTAGCTACCATTGCAGCTCTATCGCCGTAGCCAGTATTAGCAAGTCGCTTAATACGCTGTAGTGGTTTCCCGGTGATGCCACCAATATTGATACTGGTCCCAAGCTTTGAAGTGAAATTCTTCTTTGGAATCATTACCATTAGAGTCTACCCCCAACTGCTTTTAATCGCTTACCGTCCAGACCGATCCCAGGCGATTTAGTTTTAGACCGTGGAATCATCATTGGAGCTGGTGTAGCAGGAGCTCCGGCACCAGGGGTAATCATTGCAGGTCTTGTAACAAGCCCCTCATTAGGGCCACGCCCTGCACTTACGCCACCTGCTGTGGTTGACTTAGGTGGCGTGTAACCACCACTCATTACCTGCTGATAGATCTGCTTAGCCTTATTAGCATCAGTGATGTTTACTTCACCTTTTCTGCTGTCGTAAAGATTTGCATCGATCAACGCTTGAGTAACCGCCTGACGCTTGGCCTGGTCAATGTTCGTCCAGTCCTGCCCAAACGTTTTTATATTTCCGTAAACTCCAGTAAGGTCACCAGCTTCTAGGCCACCCTTCTTGTAGTCTTCCCAGGTTGAATACTTTCCTGCGAACGGTTTACTTGGGTCCGGGGGTGCTGAGTTACTTTGTTCCCGCATACCACGCACGTACGCTTGATATGTTGCATCATTTCCAAACTGGCTTTGTAAATCCTGTGTATTCTTTTTAGCGAGATCTCTTGTTACATGTTTCTTAGTGAGTAGGCTCTTTCCAAGCCCAATAGCCCCGCCAACTCCAGCTCCAATTGCTGTCCCAACTACAGGAAAGGCTGACCCAATTGCTGCACCGCTCGCAGCTCCCTGAAGCGCTCCGCGCACTGGGCCACGGTCGTTTTTGAGAACGTCATACATTCCAATCGCCCCCGCTGCTGGAAGAATGTAGTTTCCAGCTCCACCAATGCCACTAAGAGAGAATGGCCCAGAACCACCTGCAATCGTTCCGTCTGACATCATGATTCCACCGTTTGCGGCAGAACCAACTTCAGTGGCCGCAGGCGCTGCGCTTCCGCCACCAAGGAAATCCATAGCCTGTCCCTGCCCAAGTGACCCAACCAAGTCGGTGTAGCTTGGAGCTCCACCAGCCTGCTGTGCGCGTGCTGCCTGCTGCGCAGATACGCTTGCGTAGGGATTGCCCTGTGATTGCTGCTCACGTAACCACTGCTCAAACGTTAATGCTGGTGTTTGTTGGTAGCCACGTCCAGGCGTTGCAGCTTTAATTGCCATTTACTTTAACCTCACAGAATCAGGGAGTGGTACATTGATATTCCAGGCAGGTCCAGCAGCATCAAGCTTTGCAACTTGCGCTGGGCTGTTTACGTACTGAGCAAGCGCGTTTTGCATACCAAGAGAGTTTTGGTAGGTCTGCGTCATCTGAGGAAGTAGTTTGTCTGCTGTTGCTCTGTACGGTGCGTACATATCTAGGATCTGTTTATACGTTCCCTGTAACGCATCATTTGCCTTCTTCGACGCTCTGCGACTACGCTTCTCATTCGTACGAGCCGCAGCAGTGGCAGCAGCGTTGCCACCACCACCGCGACCCCTACCACCGCCACCACTAGCGGCCAGTTGACTATTGTAAGCATTGATTTGATCAACAGAGTTTTGATAGTTCTGTTGCTCCCTTTGTCTTAAATAATCCATGTAGTCAGACTGAGCCTTGTCAGTGTTTACCTGCTTCAAAGCCCCAACGCCAACGGATACGACAGGTTTTAGCCAGTCTTGATTATCGCCAATCCAGCTACCAATATCCTCAAACCAACTCATACAGCTCCCTTATGAGCAGATATATGTAAGTGCCGCAGTCTTGATGCAGATAATAGGTTTTACGCCAGTAAGAGCAGTGAACGCCGCATCAGCAGAGCCACCGTTTACAGTGCTACCAGCTTCTCCGTAGACCTTAAGCACACCAGCAGTTGTGTTTAAAATGAACTGAACAGACCCGACTGGCGTTGCTGTTACGAATTTGACGCCCTTCGTACCATCAGCTCCAGTTACCTGGTGAACGTACTTTGTTCCTGAGAGAGCAGCAGCATCAGATACCGTCGTTCCAGCAGCGGCTACAGCTTCATAGGTTGTTGTGAGGGCAGGAAGCGTTACGCCAGTAGATGTGACCGTAACAGCCGCTGTCTTGTTAACAGCAAGAATGACGCTCTTCCCTGACAAGGCGTTTAGCTGAGTGTTTGAGCTTGAGTCAACACCGAGGACTGGAACAATAGTTTGCCCATCTGTGGTCTTAGCTCCAAGATACTGACCGTTCCCGATGTAGGAATCTTCACGGCTAATATCGTCCTGCGCAAATGCGCTTGCTGATACAAATATCATGGCGAGCGCCATTGATACTTTTACTTTATTCATGAACATAAAAATCTCCAGGTTAATTAAACATTAGTTAACGCTTATATATCCATTTGCGCAGCAAGTTACCGATGTTACCGATATGTTTGTGGCAAAGTTTAACGCAGTATTTGAAGTTCCCCTTAGAGGCACTGGGAACGTTGTAGCGAAAGAACCTGGCGCTCCTGCTGCCATTTGGCTTATCCCCCCTACTGCAATTACTGTAGTTGCGTCTTTGAAATCTAAACTTGTAGCTGTGGTTGCACTTGTGTTTTTGCATGTGATTGAAGTTACGTAAATTCTATTTGAAGCAACAGCCGCTTTGATTGCGACATCCGCCGTACTCGCCGTTGCTGTGCCGCACGCTTGCCACATTTCACCAGCAGGTGCCATAGTTATGATTGCTCTTCCTGCCCTATCAAGCTTCATTGCTCCAAAATCACCAGTGCTGCCTTGAGATACTGTGAGCGGATCTTCTGTAATTGAGTATGAAACTATCCCAGCATCCCCAGTTGCCGACGCTGCATCCTCTGCCCTAATTGGGGAGTTCGCTGCTGTTGCATCACCTTGATATAGAATATTTAAATCTACGTATGGAGCTCCATACCTATTTGCTGCTGGGTTAATGTAATCGTCATTCGCATCTACTCTGCCAGTCGCTGAGTTTCTATAAATGAACAGTGATGCAGATCCAGCATCTCCCGACGCAGATGCTCCATCCTCAACCTTCCCAACCTCAGTAGCTCCAGTCCCGGTCCTGGTGTAAACCTTCCCAGCCCTATCAGTAGCGATGTAATTACCCTTGCCATCGCCAGAAGCTATGTTTGTTCCAGCTTCATTAACCCTGCCAAGCATCGCCTTAGCACCAGATCCAAGCCCAAGATCGTCACCTTGATTCTGAGCTAATGAAATACCCGGAAACAATAACAACAGAAGGAGTAGTTTTTTCATGTTTGCATTATACCTACTAAAATGATTACTAGAAATCCCTTAAAAATGCCCTGTATGGTTAAAACATGGTGCTATAAAACCGGGTCATCTGGCACCGTTACTATCACCCCCTCGTTTGTAAGTTCAACTATAGTGCTATCAAGGGTTGCAACTTCGTAGTCTGCTGCCACTACAGTATCCTGCAACTCTTGGGCATCTATTTCGGGGTTCTGCCATAACACCAAAGCCACAAAACGCTTACATTCTTCGACGCCTCTACGCTTTTCTGGTACTAAGCTAATTGTTGGCATAGAACCTCCATGGCAAAAGGAATAAACCACCACTCGCCTACCTTCATGAGCGTAAGCCGTGGGATAAACGCAGGTGGTGTTAATTGGCTAAGTAATAGGCTCATTAGTAGCTTGCTACCTCACTCCATGATACATCGACCACTAGATCCGCAGTTCCCGCAACACCGAATAAAGTAGTAGGACCGCGCACTATAAAGCCCTCGTTTTGTGCAAAAACTATAGGCATGTCCGATCCGTCAGTCATATCGATCTGCGCCTGAAATAATGTCGTGTTTGGCGTTGTTATGGTTTGTTGTGTAGGTAGCTCAAGAATAGGATCACCGTCTAGAGTTCTAGTACCTGCGGTCAATCCTGCCGCTACCGCCGATTTCCTAATGTCAGTAACAAGCGTTGTTCCCATACTAGTGCGCTTCTTGAAAGAGTTGCCTGTTAATGTAAGCGCAGTACCTGCCGAGTCAGAGGCAGAGAACGATCTTGCAAGATATACCTGAAATCGTGGGTAGATTGTCGCTGTCGCTGCAGCCGTCTGAAGACATTGAAGCCTGACCCAGTTGAGCACACAAAGGCGAGAAGCATCACCCCATCTAAAGCTAAATAAGGTACCGTTAGCGGCTTGAGAGACAACAAGCGCTACCGTCGTGCATAGCCTATAAGCTCCGAATGCTCCATAATCTGCGGGCCTCTGCGTTACTCGAAATGCTCTAAAAGTTGTCCCGTCGACCTCACCAACTACGCCACCGTTTCCCTGTATTTGAATCGCCATATATTCCCCTTAGAAAATTAGTTCCATACCCACGCTACTGTCCATGTCCCGTAAATTCTTGTTCCCTGACCACCCACGTACGGCTTTGTGTATTGGTATGCTGTGGTGGTAGACTTAGCCACAAAGCCCCGCTTTCCTATTGGCGTCGTTTCCTCTAATGGCTCGTTAATTTCTGAAGTATTGAATGCGTAGATAGTAAAGCCCGTAGAGTCCACAATGTTCCCAGCAAACACTCGTATAGTTTCGAGCATGTGCTCGTCGGCTGAATGATCCGCTGTATCTACTGGATAAAGCCAAGCCTCAACTAAGTTACTAGTCGTGATAGTTCCCTGGCCTGTAACCGCCACCGATGCATCAGACGCACCCGGAAAGGCTCCGAAATCTATTGTCGTTGTTCCTTGAGCGCCCATTACGCCTCCAGGTAATAAGAAAGATGGCCAGATACTTGAACGGCTGCGGATAGGTTCATCCGTAGAGATTCGTTTACCGCAGTTTCAAAAAGGCTACCGCCTGAAGGGGTGCATGGCCCCGCCGTCATACCTGTGTTGGCAATGAACGGCATAGCGCCAGTGAGGCTAGTTCCGCTCGATTTAAACCTCACGTTCACAGATCCAGCACAGACAAACGAATAGGATAGAACCTTTATTTTTTTTGTGGCATCTGCCGACACCACCGGGTTATCTCCGCTGCTATTGAAATCAATAACAGCATAAAGAACAGTTTGCTGCCGAGTATTATCAACCGCCGCAACACCCGAGCTATTTACGAGCGCGTATTTTGCGCCTGTGTACGATCCATTAGTGGAATAACCAAGAGTAAATACTTCGCCGAAGGCTGAGAATTGCTGAACGTGTAGAGATACATCAAGAGGTAGCACGCCCATTACAATAACGCCTGAGGCATCGAGCCCTGTGGGTACTACTGCATTTCCAAACAAATCTTTAAAATAGCATGGGAACCCATTACCGGTTCCAATTGCGGCACCAATTGCTCCACCTCCCTGCACCTGCTGGGAGCTTGAGCCAGTCCTGGTGTCAACGACCTTCTCGCCTAATGGGTTTAGTATTTTCATTAGGTTTCTTCAGCCCCCGTAATAACGTAATCAATTACGGCTGCGGTTGTTGAGAATCCTTCGAGCAGATCGCCTGTTTCTAAAATAAGAACTTCATCCTTTTCTATTATTCTTGCAGTCTCGTTTGAGGCTAGTGTCGCGTACGCAATCCTCCGAGATGTTCCTGCGGTATTAACAAGAATCTGAGTATTTTCTGAGCTTCCACTTGTATTATTAAGAGAGAGGAATTTAACGTACGCAGTCGTAGCGCCAGGCACTGTATATAAAGTTCCCTTTGTATTTGGCAACTGACCCTGCGCTAATACCTTTACAGCAATTGCCATTAGTAGCCCATGCAAACTAGTCGTCTTAGATCATCTGTCGTGCCGCTGCCAGAAACTATTGTCTCAATCTTATCGTACAATGCATTTTTAGTTGGAATTTCAAGTGATCCATCCCAGCTCGCCCCATACGCTTCGTCAGGAACAGATTGATCTACGGTCCATACGTTAGCGTGGCTTGTATCAATCGATACTGTAACAGTAGTTGTCCCGGAAACTCCAAGCGAGCCGTCAGTGTTTATTATCGCCCCAACAATAGTGGGGTTCGCCCCGGCAGTTATTCTTCCCGTTTGAGTTACAGTAACTAAGCTGTACGTACCGGGGGTTACTGCCGTATCTGACAAGTCGAGTGTGAGCGCCCCGCCGCCACCATCATCGGTTAGTGTAAATTCCGATGTGACCTCTAGGTTTCTAGCGTTTGGCAAGTCGCCCCCTCCTGCTGGGTCTTGCTGCACGAGTAGGAAATCCAACTGGGCAATACCTGTAAAAGTTTCCTGCCCATTTGTAATAGATTCAAGCCATTTGCGACCAATGAATGAGTCTAGATCTCTTGGTGGTCTGGCTAGTTTGTTTACTGTCATCGGAGCACCGTAATATCTGCTTCAGCGTTTGAGAGCACAATTGACATATCATCAGTCGCTGAAATCTCGAATTGCCTTGATTCGTAAATCCCAAGTCTAAAAAGCTTTATTTGGTGGCTTGTTTCCCCAACAGCACCGAGGTCAATTTCCCTAGTGTTTGACCACTGAGAAGAACCATTATTCCTATACCTAAGCATAAGCTTTGGGTTTGTTGTAAGCCCATCAGCTCCACGCTTTGCTCTAAATGCAAGCTTCTCAAGACGCTTTTTCTGTGAAGATCCATTGTCTATGAAACCAGTTTGCCTTAAGAATTTAAACGGTTCCGATGTCGCCGCTCCTGTCATATCAACGCGGGAGTTGGAATCAAGGCACGCAATGACACCTGCGCGCTCTTTCCCAATGAATGTCTGTCCAGTATTTATATCTCTTGCTGACGCTCTGAAATCATACGAAATCCACTCCCCGGCATTAGAGTCCCACACACCCCACTCAGACCAATCCTCCAGTGCTGGGTCATAAACAAGGGTTCTATTTTCTGTTGGGAATTGGAATACGCAGTATGTTTGGCCATCTTTTTTTACTAAACCACCAATGCAATCTGATACAGTTGTAAAACTCTGTATTTCCTGGTCGTACCTGCCTGATATTTTCTTGAACTGTGTACCTGTAAACTGAACTACCTCCCAGTCCTGATTAATCCAGAGAAGAGAGTCGCCATACTTTATAGGTGAATACTTAGCTGCGCACCCTGTCTCAATTAGCCCTCCTGGGATTCTTGAGAACGGTGTAGTTCCATCGTTCTCCCAAATCTCAGTTGTTACTGCTCCAAGTAAGTAAACCTGCCTCTGTACCACATAAAGCCCAACAGTGTTGTCTGGGTTAGCCTCGGCAGATGCAAAGTCAAGCGCATCCCAGTCGGTAGTTACTGGGATATTTGACCAATAAAATTTGTTATCCCCGTTTATGGCAAGAATGTAACCATCGAGATACGCAACGTGAGTTACAGTTGTTGGCGCATCCGTGTCTGCAATTTCAGCAATAGTTCCAGAATCGTCCATGTAACTAATTTTTGCACCACCTGCCATGAATACGTAGTTTGAGTCATTGCAGAATATTGTTAAGTTCCCAGGTAGCACATCAACGGCTCCTGTCCCATGCGTCGTTGTGAGTGTTTGTCCAGACACGCTTCTTAGCGTAGCGTTCCCATTATCAACACAGACAATGTAGTTCTTGTCAGGCCACATATAAAGGCCATCGTTTCTGTCCCCTGTGTTGATTGCCAGAACTTCACCGGGTCGTATCGACAATCCACCAAGCTCATCCAAGAATCCGTTATACTGAACAGCGGCGTCGTCATTTAAGACTGAACCATCAGTATTCTTATATACCCTGGAAAACAACGGCATCGGTACGGTCGGCATTTAGTACCCTCCATACTCTATCTGAATAACTAATATAGGAGATGCCATTCCTGTACCTATCTCTGATTTTTGCAGATATAAAACGTCATCTGCTACTCTTTGAGGCGTTGGAGCGCCTGCAAGTGTTAGTGTCGTTTTTGTTAACGCCGTCGTATTTGTTCCAGATAAGTATGCTACCTCCGCAACGGCGCTATCTCCCCCGGCTATTTTTAACACCCTAACCTGAAATGTCATAGAGTTTGTGTTAGCGCCAGTTATGGTCGATGCCGGAACAATTCTCACACTCTTTATTTCAAGAGTATCCATTAGTGAAGCTATGGGCCAGGTAAGTGTTCCAGATCCAGCAGATGTTGCGGGGATAGTAATATTGAAAAAGCTTCTCTTAGGAAGGAATCTTTGCGCCCCTGCAAGCTCATCATAGTACGGTAAATATCCATACGCATTTTGCAATCTAAGCGGATACTGCTTCTCGTAGAAGTTTGGAGAAGCTGTTGCTGTCCCTGTTATTACAGCAGGAAAGGTATTGTAGGATGTTCCAAAGAATATGGCGCTTTGACTTTTTGTTGCGAAGAATATATCCCCCGACACGTTACTTTCAAACCTAAGCCCATAGTAAGCGTTGCTATGCCCACCCTCATATAAACCTATGTTGTTTCCAGGAAGATCCATCGAATAAACACGGCAAGTATTTGGGTACGAATTCGGTGTCCCAGTCGTAGTATTGTCTAACCTAAGACCATAATTCGTGTTACTGCCACAACGACCACCAAGGATTGTTACGTTGTTACAAGAGCCTTCAAGCCACATCCCGCAATCTAAGTTACCATCACAATACATCTGTTCAAATAGCGAGTAGAGAGCTCCCTGGTTGGACGATGTTGGCGCTAAGAGATAAACGCCATTTTTTCTAGCCCCCGTAATATAGAGTCTGGCTGCGTGGAAGAAATTACCTACGCCATTGATGTAGAGCCCGTGAACAGTGCTCCCACTCCCCGAGTGCGTGATCTTCATATCACGGATTTTTATACCCTCACACTCAGTAGTGCCGTCCCCGATTACAGAAATACTGTGATCTATGGAGCTTGTATTCTTGAGTATTGATTTCCAACCCAATCCCTGAAACGTAAGCGAGCGATATATGTAAAGCCCTGTATGTCTATACGTACCTTCAAGTAACTGGATAGTCCCACGAGTTGCTCTGAGTGCTTGATTGATCGCAGCAGTACAATTAGTTGAATCATCAGCGATTGCGCCCCACCATTCAGTGAGTACGTTGACAGACGCTTTGTAACTAAGTACTACCTCCCCAACTGCAGAAGTAAATATCTGGTGCGCTCCAGCAATGAGCGGCCCATTTATTGTTAGTGTATATCCAGCAGTAACAAGACTCCCGCCCGGAAGAAATCTAAGCGGAGCGGTGAGAGTTAAGTTTCCAGTCATTGTAATTGCAGACTTGATTACAATTTCAAGGCCAGCAGAATTTAACGCAGAAATCTCCGCAATGGTTGTTGCGTAGTTTGTTTCAAAAAAAAGATTATCAAGTGTATAAAGAGTTACATCAGCAGATGTTTTTACAACAAACTTATATGACCCACTCGCATAAACCTGTTTCCTGCCGTTCGAGTCGAGTATTACAGGATTTGTTTCTGGTGTTGCTCCGGCGCTATCTGTGTAAACAGCCTTGTCTGTGGTTGTCCCCGCTTTGTATGTATACACTTTTCCGCTAGCTAGCGGATTCCCAGAATTGTCAGTAAAGCCTGCAAGTAAAAATTCAACGACACCTAGTGCCATACATCCCCTCTACTTCATCAGTGGTTTCTCTCGGCATGTCAGAAATCCTAGCCTTTCTAAAAAGCTCAGCGGCTTTCATCTGAACAAACTGCCGCTCGTTCATTGGCCCTGGATATTCGTCAAATAAATCTTCAGCGAGTCCATACTTAAGCGCTCTCTGAAATCTTGAGTGGACATCCCCGGTGCTTGCAGCAGAATCAAAGTCCTGTAATGGAACAATCGTTAAAACTTTGACTGTGTAAATCGCATCAGGACTAGGCCAAACATAGAAACTTGGAGCTGGTGTTGGCTTAAATGCGATTACCTGTGGCCTACCAGTGTTTGTTTCTTTGTCATAAAAATCTAAGTACTGACTATAGCTAACCACTTCGAGTGGTAGATCGTCGTTCGACTCAGTAACCCAAGCTTTATCTAATCCAATAATAGCTTGCGTAAGTGTTGAATTGTAAACTTCCTGAGAGGCTACCGTGGCGAAAGAGTCCTGACTGAGACTCCAAAGGAAAAGATGGTCGTTGCTCCAACTTTTAACAAGTAGCTGAAGCGCTTTCACGCCCTGGTCGAGCATGTCAGCAGTTAATGTTTGTCCAATTTCCAGCGCTCCAACAACCCTAAACGCACCCTCGATTATTTCATTACGAGTCTGTATGTAATCGAAGTCTGTTGGAGCCATGATAGTCCATATAGTAACTAAATGTGGGGGCTTTGGTAAGCCCCCACTATTTTACTTACTGCTGTTGAGTAGTACGAACAGATAACCGAATCTTACCAGTAGTCGACGCAGTACCAGACGCTGCTGTCGTTACCTTAAAGTCAATCGTGTCATCTGCTGTGTAAGCATAGAGGTGCCCAGTATGAGCAAGTGCTCCTGACGCGCCAGATGCTGCTGACCGACCAATTGTTAGGGCGGTCAAGAATCTGTCGTCATCGTTACCGTCACCAACAGCGGTTACGATACCAGTCGATGAGTCAAGCGCATCAACCGAGAGATATACGTCAACAATAACAGTGCCGTTTGACACTTTTATCATCTGAACAACATCGTTAATTACAAACGCTGTTCCTCCAGCACCACCACCACCGTTTGCTGCTGTTCCGATTGCTGCTGCAATATCGAACTCACAGTAAAGAGTGTCGGTGTGTAAGTGAGCGCGAGGTTGTGTCCCCGTTCCTGCTTTTGTTGAAACATAAGTAACTGCCATAAATATCCTTCCTTTTTCAAAGTGCCCCCATCTCTGGGGGCATTAAACTAGATAGTGGTTACGTTAGTTGCTGCAAATACAACACCAACACAGCCATAATCTTTGCTGTTAAACTTCGGTTTACCAGCCTTAGCCATCATCTCCCATGCCCAGCCCATTTCGTTCTTATAGTCGAACGCTTCCTGGACTGTGTTAGGACGTTCACCCCATGCCCATGCAAGAGCCTGAGCTCCCATAAGAGCACCAAAAGCTCCAGTTACAGAGGCTCCTCCGCCGTCTGTAAAGAGCGGGATACGCTCTGTTTCATGGATAACAACGTTATCCCAAACCGCAGTCGCGCTTCGGAATAATGGGTTGTCTTTACCACGATCCATCGCTTCCTTCATGGCGTTAGCGAATGTGCTGTTGATACGTAGGTCATACATAACAGCAGGGTTTACGAGGAGCACATAGTACTCTTGTCCTTCCATCTTAACAGGTCGGATACGGTATGTAGCGCCTGCACCACCAGTCTTAGCCCAAACACGAAGAGCTGAGATAAACTCAGGTGTAATCTTTGAGTTTGCAGCAGTAAGAGCAGTCTTAGCAGTTGCGGAAACAGCCGTACCACTTGGAGCTCCAGCAACACCATCTCGGTATAGAATCTTGGTAGGTGATGCAAGTAGAGCTGCAACAAGGAGTTTGTCAATCTTCTCAGCGCCCCAGATCTTAAGCTTAGCTCTGCTTACTTCTGGAATACTGAACATCGCACGTTGTACGTCAAGTTTCCCACGAGTACGTGTACCATGTCTGTATTGCTCAAGTACGATGCTGTAGTCGTAGGACGTAATACCCTCTTCGTTTCCTTCGAGGATCTGTCCAGACGTAACACCATCACCAGTCAAGTTAGGAACGATACCAAATGTTACTTGGTCGCCCTGTGACTTAGTTAGGTCAGTCTGTACTTGTACGAGGTTGTTATCAGACTCAGACATGAAGCGTGAAACAAAGTATGACTCGATTTCAACGTCACGAAAGAGCCGCTCTTCCCAGAGCTTCTTTGTGTTAGCATTACTAGTGCTGAATATTGTTTTTGACATAATTCCCTTAAAAAATAATTTCTAAAGGAACTCTTTGGTCAGGACCGCGACTAGTTTCTGCTAGCTGCCTGTATCGCTGCATCAAGCTCAGCAATTGACATCCTCGTAGGGTCAATGTCTCTCGCTGATATCGGTGCAGACGTACTTGCTGCTGTTACATTCGGAGCTTGATTAAGGTTTCTCTGTACCTGTGCCATTACCTGCCCTGGTCTAGCTTTCTGCTTAGAAAGTTGCTCATTCAGGTAAAGCACATGTTTTGCAAGAATACGCCTGTCATTATCAGCCTCGGCAAGACTTTTACGATCCATTGCGCGCCTTCCCATCTGCACTAACGCTTCAGGAGTCGTAAACTCCCATGGGTTAGCTTTAAACTGCGCAATGTACCTATCGTCTACGCCGTCAGCCTTCAATGTCGCTGCAACATCGTCAATGCTTACTTTCTCGGTATCAACATGCCGTAAAAAGAAAGTCTGCGCTTCAACAATCTTGCTAGCCCTCGTCTCCTGCTGGTCCAGTCCCTCAAGTTCAGAATCAATCTCCTTGATTCTATCCCGGTCATTCACCGCCTGGATAGGATTCTCGGAAAACCGATCCTCAAGCCCGTTTGCAAGCTGTGCCTTAAGAGCTGCCAATTGCTGCTTTGCAGTATTGTACTCACTCCTAAGCCTGCCCAGCTCAGTGTTTCGGTGCTGAATAAAGAGTTCCTTTTGGTTCCCTTCCTTCTTGTGTCGCTCATTTTCAGCGAGAATTCCCTGGATTTCTTCCTGCGTAAAGGTTCGTACAGGTTTCGAGGGTTCAGCTCCCGTAGTTGCGACCCCTTCGCTTTTCAGCTCAGGTTGTCCACTGGGTATTTGTTTTTCTGGTGGAGTTTTCTTTTCAAGGACTTCCCCGCCGCTGGCTTCTTCCTGCTCTGCTGCAGCTAATGCTTGATCCAAATCCTCCACAGTTGCTTCATGGAGTTCAACCATGTCGCTTTCGTTTGTACTCTCTGTAGTGCCTGGGTCAGTTGCTACGTTCGCTTCAGGTGCTTCCGGCTTGTCTGTCTCTTCCAATTTAATCTCCTTTACTATCCAGCAAGTGAGCTAGCAAGATTGTTAGCGTAAATGTCGGCCTGGGTAGTATCTGTTGTATTATTAGCGGGTTCCGCTGGCGCTGTCGAGGCCATATTTCCACCTGCTGGGACAAGACCCAATTCCTGCGCTCTTTCAGGTGCTACTGTGTACTCACCTTTCGCAATCAAAGTCTTTGTAATCTCAGCGTTACTTGTATCCATCGCCACCTGCGCACTCTGGTCACTCTGAGCCTGTAATCTCTCAGTAATATTGACCTTAATATCCGCTGGCACATCCAGGAACTCAAGTGGTAGCTCAGGCGGTATATCAGCGCCCTGTGACATAAGCTCAAACAACGTCTTAGCAATCCCAAGCCTAGTACTTGCAGAGAATGACGATTCGGACACAATCACATCGTATTCAAGTAAGTTCGCCCCGCTTAGTATTTCCGTAATCTCTTCCTTACTGTATTCCCCGAAATCCTTGTCAGCTACCTTAAACTTCTGCCGCACATACTGGGAATTTAAAATCTTCTGCATCCTCTCCGCTGGGTAGTATCTCTGTAAAAGAGCTACAATAATCTTCCCAAGCTTCTGTTTTGCAAATGACAAGTTATCAAACAAAAACTGATTCCCCGTAAGTCTCCCCTTCTTTTTCTCCATGAACATCGTTCCAGACTCATTAGCCCCGCCCTGCTCAACTACAACATTCATGAGTCTTTGGAGATTCTGTTGGTCAAGCTGCATCATATTAACCAATGACACAGGCAAGTCCGCACCAGTCTCAAGTACTGGTCTACGGTTACTGTCTGTAACTTCGAAAATACTCCCTGGCTTGCTACGCTTTTTCTTAAACTTCTCTTTTTCCTGCACATCAATGAACGTTTCAGGCTCAATATAGTACACACTGGCCCCAAGTCTGTTCATCGTATCCATTGCCTGACTACGGCGTTTATTCATCTCTCTCTGTGGATCTTTCGCTGCCTCCACCTTCCCCCAGAACTCCCCGTTCTGCCTGTACCCATACGCAGGTACTGTGTAAAAATCATGCATTGGTAAGTCAGCAGGATTCTCGTCTGACAGTATTATATTCCCGCAGAACTTGGTTATTCTCATCCTCGTCTTTGTCTGACTTACATACTGAAACCCTGGAATCTCACTCGCTGCAAGAATATCCTCCTCCTTCCAGTCGTACGCCGTAAAAAAGAAATTATCCTCTTGGTTGAACAATACCGTTATATCTTTATATGTCTTTCTTGTGACCTGCGCTAATCGGAACTGCTTTTTCTGCACATCCACCAGCGGAATAGTCCCGTTCAGCGTAAATGGCATATCGTCAATCTTCGCAGCAGATCTGTAATCAGTGTTAGTCCCGTTTATGCCGTTATCACTCACGTCAGGGTATTGCCCCTTATACTCATTGTAACTTTGTTCAATCGCTTTTGCTTTTTTCCCAAACAATTGCTTAAGCTTCGCAATACTTACCATCCTGCTACGCACTTCATACTCGCAGTCGGATAAGTCCTCTTTCTCATGCGGCCCGTAAACAATATCATCCCAAGGGAACCGCTCTACCTTTATCACTCCCTGGATATTCTCATTAAAATCCATGTAAACATTGAACACGCCCATGCCAGGCCCAATCTGGTCCTTGAAAATCTTAGTCTCTTCCCTCTGGTAATAACAATTATCCAGAACCTTCTTAACAACCACATTGAGCATGTCAGCCACACGCTGATCCCCATTCTCCTGCGGCAAATACTTAATATCCGTCCTCTGCTCCATTTGGTACCCAACAAGAGTATCAATATTTGGCGCAATCTCATTTATCGTAAGAGCTGCTCTATCAAGGCTGTTTAATTCCCTAATAACTCCATCATCCCACTGCTTACCCTTTATGAAATCCTCCGCTTCCTTCCCCTTCTTCTTACAATCCTCAACAATCGCCATGCCCTCACGCCAAAGCGCCATACACTCATCCAGCACTTCCTTATCCTTCTGCTCTTCCTTCGCTGGTTTTGCTACGTATTCAATAATCTCGTGGTCGTGAAACTCAGCCTGCGTTGCTCCAGTTGGCGTAACAACCCAAGTCCCTTCCTCCTTACCAGGATCTCCAGGAGTCGCGGGTTGCCCCATATCCGGCTGTCCAGTCGCTGGGTCAATTACAGGTTGCCCAGTCATCGGGTCAACCTGTGGAGGAACCGCCTCCGTAGGCTCTACTGGTTCACGAGCTGGGTCGTATGTAACCTCGTGCACATGGCCATCATCACCACCAGGACTCATCGCCGCTTGCCCAGTCTCGGTATTCACATACACAATATGGTAATGCTTATCCGGCCCAGGGGTGGTGGTCATTAATTTTTGCATGTGTAAATTCCTTTCGTGCTCGCAGTACTAAAC